GGATATAACCAGGAGGAGAATGATTGTAATTACACCGGAGTAGGACAAATTCCCTGCTCATTAATCAAGGATATAAGGAGACTTAGTAATGTATAATTTTATGTCTAAATGTCCACTAGTATGTGGAATAATGATATTTTCTTTAGGAATTTTATTTGGAGTATATGTTTGTGTTCCGACACTTTAATTATGGAATGTCCTAAATGTGGTAATAAAATGGATATTGTTTCAGAAGGAATGACAAATAACCAATGGTTTGAAGACAGTATTTGTCAATGTTGTAAAACTACAGAAACTACTCGTATAAGGACTAAAAATAATGAAAAAGAAAGACGGTTGGAAAACCAGTGAATTCTGGATGATGATTTTCGCTATAGCAGCTCCTATGTTTGGACTACCAGTTGAACCAGTGGTAGCTGTAGGTACTGGCTTGTATGCTGCTGCCAGATCAGCCTTTAAGATTTGGGGTTAATTATTATGACTCATGGTACAGTTAATGATCTAGGAGAACTTCATGGATTACTTGCGAGGACTCTGGCTGAACATATCAAGTCAGGTGAAGCTACCCCTGCAACTCTCAATGTTGCCCGGCAGTTCCTCAGAGACAACAATATTGAGTGCGATGGTACTATTAATGAGGATATAACAAGGTTAACTCAGGAGCTTCCTTTTGAGCCAGAAGAAACAGCTCGACCTAATTAAAAGTGACTTCCGTAATTTTCTTTATCTTGCTTGGAAGCACCTTGCTCTACCTGACCCTACTCCTATACAATATGATATCGGTGAGTATCTGCAAACTGGGCCTAAAAGACTCATTATACAAGCTTTCCGTGGAGTGGGTAAAAGTTGGATTACTTCTGCTTTTGTTGTTTGGAAGCTCTTGGTTGATCCACAACTTAAATTTCTAGTAGTATCAGCATCTAAACAGAGGGCCGATGACTTCTCCACGTTTACGAAACGCATTATTCATGAAATGCCAATCCTCCAGCACCTCAAGGCGAGGGAAGACCAGAGGAGTTCTAACGTGGCCTTTGACGTTGCTCCTAGCAGGGCTTCTCATGCTCCTTCTGTTAAGTCTGTGGGTATCACCGGACAGATCGTTGGATCAAGAGCCCACATTATTATTGCGGATGATGTCGAAGTACTAGCCAATGCTCTCACTCAGATGATGAGAGAGAAATTAGGTGAAGTAGTAAAAGAGTTTGATGCGGTGGTCATGCCTAAGGTAGGTAGAATTGTTTACTTAGGTACGCCTCAGGTTGAGGAGTCTCTGTATACGGAGCTTCAGAAGAGAGGGTATAAGTGTCAGATATGGCCAGCCCTCAAACCTGATAGTAGACTAGTACAATTCTATGGCTCAAAGTTAGCAGACCACGTAAAGAATTTAGAGTTAGAAGTAGGAGAACCAACAGACCCTCTTAGGTTCGATGCACTGGACTTGGAGGAACGTAAAGCTTCCTATGGTAAAGCTGGATTTTCCCGGCAGTTTATGTTGGACACTTCCGGTGAAGATGCACTTAGGTATCCGTTAAAACTAGAAGACCTGTTAGTAGTACCACTCGATAAAGATCAAGCTCCCGGGAGAATCCTGTGGGCAAGAGGAGAGAAAGATGACAACCTTCAAGCTGTTGGCCTCACCGGAGACTTCTTCTACAAGCCTTTTGAGGTCTCAGAAGACTACTACGATTATACGGGATCAGCAATGCACATCGACCCTTCAGGAAGAGGGCAAGACGAAACTGGATACTGCATCACTAAATTCCTTAATGGAATGGTTTTTGTCGTCAGAATCGGAGGATTCAAAGGAGGATATAACAGAGACACCTTGAAGGGCCTGGCCCAAATTGCAGCTGAGTATAAACCAAATATCATTGAGATAGAAGATAACTTTGGTGATGGTATGTATACTCAACTATTCAAACCTGTACTACATGAATACTACTCCTGTACAGTTGAAGAAATCAAACACCACAAACAAAAAGAACATAGGATACTGGATGTACTAGAGCCCCTCATGGGTACTCATAAGTTAATTATAAATTACTCTGAGGTACTGAGGGACTATGAGGAGACTAAAGACACTCCCCAAAGACAATTGTTCTACCAAATGACTCGTCTCACCAGGGACAAAGGGAGTCTCCAATATGACGATAGACTCGATGTGTTAGCTATGGGCTGTGCATACTGGACTGAGATGGTTCAACTCAATAGAGATGAGGAGTATAAACAAAGACGAATGGACGTGACTGAAAGAGCCTGTAAAGAGTTTATGGAAACAGCAGGAGTAGCTTCACAGGAGGAGGATTTGTGGGTAAAGGTTCGTTCCTAAATTATGCTGTGGTTCCTGTTAGTTGTAACATTGTCGGTTCAGGGAGATATTAATCATGGGGAGATTGTAGGTACTTTTTATAGTGAAAAGGATTGTGTCACTAAGATGCAAGAGTTTTATAGAGATGCTGAAGAAGCAAGAGTGCCTATTCCACCGCAAGTTAACTTTGGGTGTGTACCATATAAAAAAAGAGGAGTCTAATGCCGATTTATGAGTATAAATGCTTGAAATGTGGTAATCTAGTAGAAGAGCTATATAAATACCCTAGAAAACTCGTGTGTTCGGTATGTGAGAGCATATTGAAGCGTAAAGTCGAATTAAACGCTAAAACTCCGAATAAATGGGGTGATTCCAACTATTCAGGATCAGGATATGATTAATAACAGGTTTATACTAGAAAATCAAGTAAATAATAAGTTATTCAGGGATAAAAGGTTCAGAACAAGGAAAATCCGTAATATTACTAAATATAAGGAGTATAAAGAAGATGAAAGGTCACGTAAGCAAAGTATCGGGAAATTTAAGCAATGGGGTGGTCAACAAGAGCCTTGGGAGATCTAATCCTACTCCTAGTCCTAAGAATACTCGTAGTATGACTAGGAAGGACCACGATACAGGCAGTTTATCCACTAGAATGCCCTATGATTCACGTAAAGGGGAAATTCGTAACCATAAGGGTCTGTAAATACCCCCACTTAACCTATAAAGGAGTTTCAGTTGTGCCTAAAACTAAAGGATACAAAGCAGGACACCCACAGTCCCTTAATACGGCCCCTGTAGTTAGGCCGGGAAAGAAGAGAACTGTAGTTCCTGTAGTACTTGACACAGGGTTTCGCAAGGTTACTAAATAATTTGCAGTAAAAATGTGAGGGGGTATATGTAAGTGTCTTTACATTAACTTCCCCCGTTACCCTAACAAAGAATCACAGGGACTGTGAGTTTATTCCTGGCTCGCCTAATAGACTTACAGTTACTTTCCATATCCATGAAGGCCTGGCTCCAGGTTTAGAGTTACACTAACAGTCACTATCAGTCTCACTGCCTAAGTGCAACAGAGTTACACTAATAGTAACTGTGAGTCTCACGGCTGACGCAGCATAGATTTACATTAACAGTTACTGTGAGTTGTCTCATATTGAGACTGTGAGACTTACAGTTACTGTTAAGGTACTGCCAGGCTTAGAGTTACACTGATAGTTACTGTTAATCACCACAGATTTACAGTGACTGTGAGTGTACCGGGTACTGATAGACTCACATTAACTGTGATTATCCTTCAAACTTATAGACTTACAGTCACTGTTAGTGTGCATAGTCACCTGGAAGTTGCATAGATGCACAGTTACTGTGAGTGTATTGAGTATATGTTTGTTGTTACTTATTTTTTTACTTTCCTGCCAATTGGTACGCTTATTGCAATCATTATATACTTATATTTTTTTTATTTATTTTTTTATCATTTAACTCTTGACAGCTATTACCAATAAATGTATATTCCTATTAATTATTAATTATAATTGAAAGGATACTGAAATGAATAAAGAAAGCAAATCAATTAAAGAGCACCTGGCAATAGCTGGAAAGTTTTATAACAATGCTATCCATTGGAATAAACAAGGGAATAAAGAAATGATGCAAGCTGAATTATTATGGGCAAAACAACAGATTCATTTAATTGAATTAGAAATAAAACATTCAATAAATGAAAGGGTATAAATACTATGAAGTTTAAAAAGTTTGACGGATTTGAATTATTTTGTTTCGGTTTTATTTACTCTTTTGCATTTTGGTTTTTATGGGAATTTGGAAGGATGTTTAATTGAAAGAAAGGAAAATAAACAATGGATAATGATAACTTATTAAATGATAACGAGCCACTATATGTCAGAATAGGAAAACATACCATAGGCCTAACTGGTACAAATAAAGATGACTATATCTTATTACGATGGCCAAAAAGCATAGAAGCTGAACTAATAAGATCTCTAAGGGAAAGGAAAAATCATAATGTTAACTAAAAAACAATGGAAGGAATTGGATATTAAATTAGACAAGTGGGATAAACTAGCATTTAAAGAAAATAGAATTAAACAAAAGAAAAAAGATATAGAAAAGGATTTAAATAAATTAGGGCATTTTATAGTTAATAACCATAAACTCTTTTTATAAAAGGGATAACTTATGAATTATTATAGCAG